ACAGGCGGAACTGCAAAAGGCAATGGCTGACCTGAGCGCAATGCAAAAACAGCGTACCATGTGGGAAACCTTAAGAGACCGCATCGGACAGGCTCAGAGTGAATATGCTAATTTTGCACGAGACTCACAGGGAAATCTGATAGATACAGGCGGCCTTGAAGGTTTACAGAAAGAACTTCTCAATGTTGCACAGGCGGCATTAAACAGTGGAGCAATCACGACAAGTACGTACAATGAGATTGCAGAAATGTTTAATGATGACAATTGGAGCGAAAGCGAACTGATAGCCGCTTACGATGCTCTCCAGAGCAACATCGAGGAGACGGACATCGACATAGCAAACGCTAAAGACGGCATGGATGACCTTCAGCAGTCTTATAATGATGCCGAGAGAACTGTCATGAACCTTGAAGGAGCTACGGAGGAGCTTGGTGAAGCAACTCATAACGCCAGTAAGAAAACCAAAGAAGAAATCGGTGCCATAGATGACTCCGCAAATTCCACGGCTGAACTGGCAGAGGAGAAGAAAGCCGTCAAGGAAGCCACGGAAGAAACCACTGAAGCCACTGACAAAGAAACCAAATCCATTGACCTGAACAAAGAAGCTAATGCGGAACTCAGGGCAGAGACTGTAGAGCGGAGCAAGGCGAACCGTACACTTGCACAGACGCAGAAAGAGATCGAAGAGGCTCTCAAGTCTGCCACAGATGCCGTCCATGAGCAGGCAGAAGCCGAAAAAACTCTCAGGGATGCCGCACAGCAGGCACGGGATGATATGTCGCAGGCGTTTGAGGATATCAAAAAGTCTGTCGAGGATGCCTTCAAGGTTAACCCGTTTGACCAGTGGCAGCAGGACACCGAAAAAGGTATGCTTGCATTTGAGGAGGCGATGCTCTCACAGCGTGACGGTCTGCTCAGGTACAAAGACAACCTGACAACTGTCAAAGACAATCTGGGCGAGGTCGCTCCTGAGTTTGTGCAGTATCTTGAGGATATGGGAGCAGGTGGTGCTCAGCTGGTTGCTGAGTTTGCTGACGCATTTCGGACAGGCAATGCGGATACAGTGTACCGCCTGATGGACGAGTACAAACAGGCAATGGACATCCAGGATGATGTGACTGGCATCATCGAGCAGGATAAACTCGCCTTGCAGTTGGGTCTGGAATCCTTGTCACCCGAAGCAATCCACGCATGGGAAGACCTTGGTTTCGCATTTGACGAAGGTGTCGAAGTCCTCCGTGTTAAAGGCGAGGAACTAACGCAAACCACATCAGACTCGTTCTGGCAGGCAGTGGATATTGCAAAATCGGTCGGCATGGAAGTGCCGAAAGGACTAGCAGACAGCATTCGAAATAGCGAGAACCCCGAGCAAGCTATTGCCGATGCGACACTTGCGATCAACGAGGGACTCCGAGGCAGAGGCGAAGAACTTCTAACAGCTGCCAATGAGCTTGGTATCAATGTACCAACAGGCATTTCGTCCGCAATCCTTAACGGAGCGACAGGCGAAGAACTCCAGACGGCAGTATCATCACTTGTAGAAACCATCCGAGCCAAACAGCCCGACTTTGATGCGGCAGGTGCTGAAGCAGGTGCGGCAGCAGGTGACGCAACAGCGGCAGGAATCACCAACAAGGGCGAGGATGTCAGCGGAGCGGCAACAGGTGTTGTGGAGTCGGCGAAGGAATCCGCAAGTACTGCGACAGATGTGTTTAAACTTGTCGGTAATGCCATGCCAGAAGCTATGGTGGCAGGAATAAACGAAAAACCCGACACGCTGTCGAACAGGCTCGGGGCATTGATTGCCATTGCGAAGAATCGGGCGAAATCAAAGGTTGACGATGAGAACGGGAGTTTCAGGTCGCTCGGCTCGTACATGGTGGAGCAGCTTACAGCAGGGATGCGTGATGGACACGGCAGTTTTGTCGGAGAGCTTGACTCGCTCAACATTGACGTGGGTCTGGAGATGCAGACCATGCAGGGGACGATATCATCGGCTCTTACCAACATCCAGACAGCATTTGCAACCACACAGCTGTCCTTCCCTCATGTGGCGATACCACACGTCTCATGGGATTGGAGATGGCTGGGATACGGAGACGGCGGCGGTACGTACTGGCCAGACTTTAAGGTTGACTGGTACGCAAAAGCCATGGAGCAGGGCATGATACTCAACAACCCGACAATCTTCGGGGCGATGAACGGCAAACTGTTAGGCGGCGGTGAGTCAGGCTCGGAGACAGTGGTCGGTACAGGCAGTCTCATGAGTATGATACAGACAGCCGTCAGCGATGCGGCAGGAGTCAATATCGGAACGATAAACATACCGATACAGACCATGGATAAAGTTGACGCTAAATCCCTTGCGAGACAGATAGAGCCTGAACTTGCAAGGATAATCACAAAGAGAGGGGCGAGGTTTTGAGCAGACATACCCTTAATTACAATGGCATAGATTTATCAACATTTGGGGCGTATGTTTCCGGCGAGAACGCATGGATAAAACCTGCCCCTGAGTTTGAGACAGTAAATGTCCCCGGTCGCTCCGGGGATGTTTTGCTTTATAACGGGAGATATTCAAATATAAGCATCCCGTACACGATGGGCATCATAAGCAACTTTGACAGCAACTACAATGGGCTGATTGCCACACTGCTGTCGGAACCCGGCTACCACAAGCTCGTTGACAGCTCGCATCCGGGAGTGTCCCGCATGGCGGCGGTTGACTCCGTGATAGAGCCTGAGATGACACGGGCAAATAAGCGTGGACAGTTTGTGGTGACGTTTAATTGTAAACCGCAGGTGCATCTGGACAGTGGGGATACGCAGATACAGGTCATCCAAAACAGCAGTTGGTATGTTGATGGGAAAATCGTGTACATTGACAACCCGACAGGCTTTGCGGCATGGCCTGTCATCATCATTGAGGGGTACGGTGACTTGAGGCTAAGTGTCCGTAAGCCGACAGCAGGCGGAACGACAGCCTACTACACGATGCGGATAAAAGTCCTGCAACATACAGGGACGATATATTTTGACACTGAGACGGGCAATGCGGAAGATGGCTCTGGAAACAACATGAACCAGTACATCGAGTTGATGTACCAGGGGAATATCGTATCAAAACTGTATCCGATATACGGGAACAGCACAATCACGGCATACACGGGTACAATCGTTCCAAGCACCATCACTAACGTTTGGATAATCCCACGTTTCTGGCGTTTGTAAAGGGCGGTGATTAGATGGACAGAATCATATATCCGTACCTTTACAACAACAACGAGATAGACTTCAGCACGGGCGGTCTTGGAATACTTGAACCGACCTCATGCATCGTGATAGAAGTGCGGAACGGCGAGTATGAGCTTGAGATGGATTTGCCAAAGACAAGCGTGAATTTCAGCGAGGTAAAAATCGGCAGGCTGATTCTTGCCCCGCATTTTCCTGTTATATACGAGGACATCTCGTTGCTAGACTGGCAACCGTTTGAGATATACGCCATTGAACATGGCACAGAGCAGACGATACGCATAAGGGCGTGGCACGTGAGTTACAGGCTGTCAAAGGTAGCAGTCCTGCCGTGTACATTGAGCGATGTGTATCCGAGCGACCCGTTTCTGTATTCCACGCATTATCCTGATACGACAGGATTTAGTTTTTCGGATGACTTCAATGGGACAGCACTCAGCACCTTTGAAATCGCAAGGGAAACGACACTCCGCTCATTGATAGGCGGTGAAGAAGGCTCAATCCTGTCAACGTGGGGCGGTGAACTGGAATGGGATCGCTTTGCCGTCTACCTGCACACAAGCAACAGCAGGGGCGAGGATACCGAGTATACCGTGCAATACGGACAGAACATGACAGGTCTGACAAGACAACAGACAGGCGAGGATGTCGTTACGGCGGTCGCTCCTTTCTGGAGGGGCAAGGACGCAAACGATCAGGAGGTCATTGTCACGCTCCCAGAGGGCGGCTTGAGCAGTTCTGACATGTCGGGCGTGTATGCCCAGACACTTGCAGTTCCACTTGATATGTCGGACAGTTTCCAGTATCAGCCGACCGTGAGCCAATTAAGGACAGCGGCACAGTCATGGCTCAATGCCAACAAGACAACGGCTCTGCCTGAGAACATAGATGTATCCTTTATCAACAATCCTGAGCTGGAGAGCAACGGGACGGATTTGTTAAAACTCTGCGACACTGTCACGGTGCAGTATGCGGAGCTGAACCTGCTCTACAAGGCAAAGGTAACAAAAACCGTTTACAATATGCTCAAAAACAGGTATGACGAGATATCCATATCAACTAACCCAGACAACCTTAACAAGGCAATAAGGCAGGTGGTAAGCAGATGATTAAATACAAACGTAAGATAAACATGATTGCAGGCAGTCCTCCTGCCCCGATACGTCTCAATCAGTATGACAGCGATGTCGTGCTTGAGCTGGAGCTTTACTCTTCCGAGGGCATCCTGACGATTGAAGAAGATACGGAAGTTGCGATCAAAGGGACAAAACCAGACGGAAACGGTGTAAGCGTTCAGGGCGAGTTGGTCATCAATCAGGACAAACGGACGAAGCTGAACACATACACAGCAATCATAAATGTTGACATACAAATGACAACAGCGGCAGGAGTGAGCAAGTACAAACTGTCGCTGACAAAGGACGGCAGGGAACTCAACACGGGCAGTTTTGAGATTATCGTTGACAGGGCATCCCTCGACAAGGACACGCTCCCGTCAGAGTCGGTCATCCGTGAGATTGTCGATACCATTGACAGGACGGACGAACTGCTGACAGCTGCAAAGAGCATCAATAAAGCCAAAAAGGACATCGAGAAGATACGGTCGCTGATGGATGACATCGAGGCGGTAAAGGCAACGCTTGCTGAGATTACAAGCGGCATGGAAGAGTTAGAGTCTTTCAAGGTGTTAGCTATTTCCGACATCTCCAAGGCAGGCGGCGAAGTCCTTGCGGAAATCGACAAACAGCGTGAAACGGATGCAGCTGCAAACAGCAACATACTTGCCCTTGTGCAGGATGCTGTTGATAAGGTCAACCGTCAGCAGGATGTAATCACTGCCCTTAAGGACGAGCTGACAAACATCTCCAACAGACTTGACGCTATCGAGGGAGGTGACAAAGCATGATTGTCAGACGATTTAAAACCAACATGGTTCCAGGTGGTAAGACCGAAGTAGTCAACATATCGCAGTACGACTTCGGGGATGTTCTGGAGTTTGAGTTGTATTCCTCCGAGGGTACGTTTGTAGTCGAGTCAGGCACGACCGCAACGATCCGAGGCTCCAAGCCAGACGGGAACGGAATCAGTCTTACTGCTGACCTGGAATCCACGCAGGACGCATCAACAGGATTGTACACCTACCTTGTCACTGTCGAGGTCATCCAGCAGATGACGGCGGTCGCAGGCAAGTCAACTTACGAAATATCGCTCCAGAAGAACGGGCAGGAAATCAACACGGCAAACTTTGTGATTGATGTGGAGCGTGCTCCGCTCGATGCTGACACACTGCCGTCCGAATCGGTCATCAAGGAGTTGGTCGATGTGATCGACAAAGCGGACGAAATCATGCAGGCGGCAGAAGATGTCGAGGCGGCTCTCAACACGATAGACCCCACACTGTCCATCGAGGGCAGGGCGGCAGATGCCAAAAAGGTCGGGGACGAGATAACTGGCATAAAGCAGGATTTAAGCGAGTTAGTAGAGACTGTAAATACAATAGAACCGCTCTCCGAAGTCGCAAAAGCCGCTCTTTTGAATTGCTTTGCTCACGTTGCATGGATAGATGAACACGGACAGGCATATTATGATGCCCTTGAAGCGGCATTGAATGATATACAATCTATCAGCGCAGTATATACGCAGTCGGGAACGGTGTATGCTACAGATACCTTGGATAGCTTGAAAGAAAACCTTGTTGTAACCGCAACAAAACCGGATTCCACTCAGTATGTTGTGCCGGATTCTAAATATACATTGAGCGGAGTGCTTATGGTCGGAGTAAGTACGATAACGGTTACTTATAAAGGTCAAACGGCAACGTTCAATGTTAATGTAACGGATTCAAGATTGGTTTATGAGATTCCTGCGAATACCAATCTCGCGAATGTGACACATGATACTGGAGTCACTGTATTCGGGAAGGATGACAATTATACGTTTTTGATTAAAGCCAATTTTGACACAACTGATAAAAATGGACAAGCATTAAATCATGGCGGTTTTTCAACAGGCACAATTAGGTTGGGATACGACATATCTAACGATATAATCCATTTCGTGACAAATGTTATGTATTCGGATTACTACGCAGATTATTATACTCCCGGCGATATAAGTGCTTTAGCACCACATGAGTTGATTTGGGTTGTACGCATGAATAGCAGAAATGTTCGCAAAGCCCTGTATGTTGATGGTGAAAAACTGTTAGACAAAACAGAGAATGTATCATCGTATATGAATGATAAAACTTTTACCGGCAATTATTTTGCAGGGGCACAAGTGGCAAGCGGGACGAACAGCTTCTCGGGGACGTCCAAAGTGTTTAGAATATACAATACCGCACTTGACATATCTGAGATAAATGCAATCTTAGATATAGAATTAGAATAGGAGGATGTCTTATGGCGATTTATGATTATTTAGGCAATACTCTTATCGCAAATCCTGAACCTGCCGATACGGACATCCCAATAGTGTCTATTACCGGGGATTTGTATGAAACAAAGGAAGAAGGTACAAGCGATATTATTGTTGATTACAAGAGCAATTCGCTACATTTTACGGATTATGCGACAGCGAAAGTACAGGGAGACTCTTCGCAGTGGTATCCCAAAAAGAATTATACGCTAAAACTGTTTACCGATTCCGGCAGAACAAAAAAGAGTAAGCGTAAGTTTAAGGATTGGGATGAAAAACGGAACAAGTTTGTACTGAAAGCAAACTGGATTGACCATAGTCATGCCAGGAATATCGTCAATGCAAGGATATGGTCGCAGGTCATGAAATCACGTTCTGATTACAATCAGCTACCGAGTGCTTTGAGAGAAGGTAATCTTGCAATAGATGGTTTCCCTGTTAGAGTTTATCACAACGGTGTTTATATGGGATTGTATACATGGAATTTACCGAAAGATTCCTTGTACGGGCTTGATTCCGATGTAGATACAAACTGTATCATCCAATCTGATGGAGATCCAAATACAGCCAGTGTTTCAATGTATTTTCATAAATCCATCATTGATGGAGCGTGGTCAGATGAATTACATGACACAATGCCATCTGTAATCAACACAGCATGGACTTCTGTTTTGCAATTTGTCAACGAATCTTCCGACAGTGACTTCGTGGCATCAATAGGAAGTATGGTTGACTTGACTTCTTTGATTGATGTGCATATCTTCATTCAAGTTACCGCACTGATGGACCAGATAGGAAAGAACCAGACGTTTTTTACGTATGACGCTCAGAAATGGTATCACGGTATGTATGATATGGACGGTGCATGGGGATTAAAAGCATGGAATCCTGCGGCGGGATTTGTAACACATGAATTTGTATTTCAGAATCAATATTACGGATATAGTCGTACTGATGGAGGAAACAAACTACATGCAAGACTTACAAGCCTGTTTTTACCGCAAATTACGACAAGGTATCAAGAACTTCGGGCATCGGTTTTGTCGGAAGATAACATCATCTCTGAGTTTGATAAATTCATGACTCCGATTCCTCCGTATATCTATGCGGAAGATTATGCCGAAACAACAGGGAACGGTGCTTTTGTTGATATGCCGATAGTGCAGGATAATCATTTGTTGCAGATTCGGGATTATGTTCCGAAGCGGCTTGCGTACATTGATGCAAATCTTAAATAAGCAACTAACTTAAAGGACACTTATAAACAATGCCACCTGCTCTCATGTAGGGCAGGTGCTTTTTAAGTAACCATTAACCAAGCACAAAAGGAGGACTATCTATGGATATTTTTCTCAAAATCCTTCCATATGCCATAAATCTCCTGTCTGGAATCCTGCTTGCGTGTGCAACGTACACGATCAATAAGGCGCGTAAGGGGCATGAGGAGGAGAAGGAAAACGCAGAGAAGAAGGAGCAGGCTTTAGCAGATGGAGTGCAAGCCCTTCTCAGGGAATCAATCGTCAATAATTACAATCGTTACAAAGACAAAGGTTTCTGCCCAATATACGCCAAAGAGAGTGTAAAGAGAGCGTATACCAGCTACGAGCAGCTGGGCGGAAATGACGTAGCACATGAGCTTTATGACAAGATCCTTAAAATGCCAACTGAACCAGAGAAAAAGGAGGAGGAAAACCATGAGTAAGATTTGGTGGAAAGCGGCAGCGGTCCGCGCGGTGAAAACAATGGCTCAGACTGCGGTGGCTACCATTGGAAGCAGCATGGTCATCAGTGAGGTCAACTGGGCGATGGTCGGGTCTGCAAGTGTTCTGGCGGGCGTTCTGTCCCTGCTTACATCGGTAGCAGGACTCCCGGAAGTTGAGCTGCAGAAAGAAGACGTAATTGAATGAGTTTCTTCCAGAGGCAGTGGCAGCGGGTAAGAATCCTGTTGTCCTGCCTTTTTGTATATTTGCGGAGGTGATTTGGTGGCTACAAAATATGCTTTAACAGACACTCAGATTTTTCACCTTTCCATAATCGTATATAGGGAACAAGGTTCCAATGACGCAGGAGTAAGAGCCTGTGCATCCCACATGTGCAACTACTACGAGAAATGGCAGAAAAGAAACTTCAGGGACGTTTACGAATGCACCTTCGGTTCGGGGTGGTATTGGAACAAAGCGAAAAACGAACAGTGGGTCAGGGAGCATCCCAACGTGCCGCAGAGTGTTGTCAATGCAGTACGGGATGTCATCTGTAATGGCAACAGGAGCCTACCTGAGTACGTGGACGAGTACGATTGCTTATCGGACATCAAGACTGCCACAAATAACGGTGTGGCTTTTAATCCGCTTGACAGGAGCAAATACAGACGGGATGTTACAAAGGTGACAAATGTTTACGGCTCTACATGGACATTTTACTGCTTTCCAGATGGTGCAAACGGCTACACGGATGCCTTCGGATACATCAACAAGACCACTCCGACCGCATCCCCTACCCCGACTACTGCTCCCACGCCAACCGCAAAGACCTCCGTCAAGATGCCCGAGATCCGCATCGGCTCCCGTGGTCAGGCAGTGGTGGTGATGCAGGCTCTGCTCGACATGATGGGATACACTGGCAGAAATGGCACGGAGATGGACATTGACGGAGTAATAGGTGCAAACACTGAGTATGCCCTTAAAGCGTTTCAGAAAGCGTGTGGTCTGACGGCAGATGGCGTGTGTGGCAAGTCCACATGGCGAAAACTCATTGGAGGTATGACAACATGAGTTTTAGTATAGACGAAAACAAAAACATAACCCTGACACGGGGTGATTCCGCTCTGTTTTCCGTCACAGTATGGATGGACGGGGAAGTGTATGAGATGCAGGACGGGGACAGAATAGATTTCGGAGTCAAGGCTGACTATGATGATGCGGAGTGTGTTATGCATAAGACAAGCACGACAAATCCTGCTACCTTCCAGATAAACCCAGAGGACACAAGTGATTGGGAATTTGGCACGTATCGGTATGACGCACAGTTTGTGGCGGCGAATGGATTCACGGATACATTCATCGTGAAAAAGCGTTTCAAACTTGACAAGGAGGTGACTGTCCCAAATGGCAGAGATGACGGGTGAATTAAACAGCCTGATGCATAACATTGACGGAGAAATCAACGGCATCCGTGGTGAGCGTGGGTACAGTGCCTACGAGGTCGCAGTACAGGAAGGATATGTCGGAACGGAAGCCGAGTGGCTTGCCAGTCTTAAGGGCGAACAGGGCGAACGTGGCGAGAAAGGCGAACGTGGCGAACAGGGCGAGAAAGGCGAACGTGGCGAACAGGGCGAGAAAGGCGAACGTGGCGAACAGGGTATCCAAGGCGAACGAGGAGAGCAGGGCATACAGGGTGAGCAAGGCATCCAAGGCATCCAAGGTGTAAAAGGCGATAAAGGAGATAAAGGCGATAAAGGTGACAAGGGCGATAAGGGCGATGCCGGAGCAAAAGGTGACAGCTATGTCCTGACCCAAGCAGACAAGCAGGAAATCGCAGGAATGGTAGATGTCCCATCCGAGATTGATGACACAGCAGGGGCAGGGGACACGGACAAGACATGGAGTGCTGACAAAATCACGGAAGAACTCGCAGAAGCAGGGACTGTACAGGATGTGCAGGTGAATGGGACGAGTGTTGTTAGTCAGGGCATAGCAAGCATTACTGTCACAGAGGTTCAGACCGTACAAGTCTCAGGAACGACACCAACCATCACAGCAAATCAGAACACACGATATGTCTGCGGAGAGGTTGCAACGCTTGATTTTACTCCGTCGGCGTCTGGCATCTGTGACGTTATATTCACATCAGGAAGCACGGCAACGGTACTGACACTTCCGAATACGGTGATTCTGCCTAGTTGGTTTGACGCTACGGCACTTGATACCGATACGACTTACGAAATCAGCATCAGTGACGGCGTCTATGGGGCGGTGATGATATGGTAAGATTGCCTGTTGAGTATCAGGAAGTGGAGTATCTGGAGAGTACGGGGACGCAGTGGATTAAAACCGACATTGAATCAAGATTTACCATAGAATATGAAAGCGACATAACGTTTACGGAGAATCAAGATTCATATTCAGTTGGATGTAAAGATGGATCGCAAAGAATAAGCGGAAACGGATATTGGAATGGAACATTTCAGATAGGATACGGTGGTTCTTATAAAAATTTTAGTATTGGTGGTATAAAAATAAATACACGATATAAATTAAAAACTATACTTGCCCCAGATAATCAAAATGTATATGTAAATGATGTTATCAAAGGGACATCTACCTTTTCAAAAACCACCGATACTTTAACCGGGAAACACATTGCTATTTTTGGAGCACTGATTGACGACACAACAATCGGACAAGCGTGTAAAGCAAAGTTATATTCATTGACGATTAGGGATGGTGATACTCTACTCGGTAACTTCATCCCCTGTTACCGCAAATCCGACTTCGAACCCGGCATGTACGACACTGTATCAAAATCATTCTACACCAACTCTGGCACTGGAACGTTTTTGGTCGGCAATGATGTATCGTGGGATACAGCGAGTCTACTTGAAAGACGTAGGCAGATAATACTCGGCTCATCACATTACTTTGAAAATATCACCCACTGAAAGGAGAATAATCATGAGACAAATCTATATTTGCAACGCAACGCAGGTGGTCGTATCCGAGAGTCATCCAGAAGGACTTTTCAGCACAATGTCAGGATACCCCAAAACATTTGACAGCCGTAACTACAATGCCACCGAAGAAAACCCCAACGGAGACACCGATGCGGCACTCAGAGCGGCAAAGGCAGAGTATTTCAGCAGGCTCTCCGCAAACTATACAGGCAGTGCATCCCGTGTCATGGCAACCGTAACGCTTGAGACTGCACAGGGACGGACGATAATGTCAGAGTGCATCGGGGGGTTTCCTGTGGAGGAGCCTGTGGAAGAAGAGCCTGTGGAAGAGGCTTGACAGCGGATGCCAGGATATGCTATCCTCAAACTGTCTCCAATGTGATGATGCGATCATTGGAGGAGGGACGAGCGATCACGTCCCCACGGATTGAAATATTAACTAGAATATGTATCACAAAAGTAGGAGTCGGACTTCGGTCCGGCTCTTATTTTTTTGCCTAATTACCATTTTTGTCATGATAAACCACACAAAATGTGTTGACGCCACACAAAATGCGTGATATATTATAATTGTCAAGAGGGGCAGGGGAACAGAAAGGAGAAAAAACAATGAAGGTCATCAAGAACGGAAACAAGGTAGAAATGGAATATGGTGATATTTGCAAGGAACTGGGATTTGTTCCAGAATCTCATTTCGTTGAAGTCACCACCAGAGGTAGCATAACATTTACGGTCGGCAAGCCGGATGAGATCAAGGATCTCTACAAGGCAGTTGTCGACAATGGATATAAGGCATCTGCAAAACTTGTTAAGAGCCGTGAGAATTTATAAGGGAGGGCAAAATCATGACATACTATGTAATTAACAACTTTGGAACTGTTGAATATTCAGGCACTTACAACGAGTGTAAAGAATACACTCATGAATCCTGCTATACCGGATTGACGATAGTCAACGAAGCGGAACTCGATCGCTTTGTTGATAACGGAGAGGAGGAATAAAGATGACTATTAAAGAAGCAAGAGAAAAAGCCGGACTGACCCAGATGAAGGTCGCTCACATTTTCGGAGTGAGTAAGAGAGCAGTAGAAGAGTGGGAGGCTGGCAGGAGAAATCCAAAGGACAGAAACACTGCCTTGAAGATTCTCACTTACGGAAACCTGACCTCAGAAGGCAGGGAGGCTTTGCTCGACCCCGATGATAGTTTCGGATGGGAGGATGCACTGAGGGAGTACAAGATTTCTACCGTCAAGAAGATGTCGGCATGGGGAAAGTACAACGATACTTTTGAATTGCTCTGGGAACGCATCCCGGCAAGCATAGTTGAGCAGTGTTCCGCATCGTCTCTGGCAGTGCTGATCGACAGCATCAAGAGGGCTTATGATGATGGTGTGGAGTATGGGCGGCATATAGAGGAGTAAAAATCAGGGAGCCATTTGATTGGCTCCCTTTTTTATGTCTGCCCCTTTTCTGCCCCTTTTTTTGTCAGGGTAATGCTGACTGCCCTTGATTTATGCGGAGAGTAT